CCGCTTCAAAAGTCCATCTAGCTGATAGCTTTCTGGTTTTTGCTTCGACTGTTTGTTTTAAGATCTGGATAGATAATCTCTTTCCAGCGTCCCCTTCTAGTCCAGCCGTAGCCGCACCTTTTGGAGTTGCATCAGTGGCATTACCTGAGTATGCCGCCGCGATCTTGAATGGAGATAGAGCTTCTTCTCCAATTTCGTTACCATCAGATGAATCTGCATAACGAACTCTTAGTGTGTGGATTTGACCCACTGGTCCTGTCATAGGTTGTACACCAACGATTTCGTTGGCTATAACCGTAGGCATAACCCTTCTGATTACTGGTAGGATAACTCTGTTAAGAGTCGCTACATTACCGGCGCTTGTAGAACCAGCTGTTGCAGTCTCATTCAACCACTTGCGTGTGTTTTCTAGAGTACTTGCCATTACAGCCTTTTTGTTACCATTTAGGCCTTCTAAAAGAGCAGTTTTGGTATCCTGCCAGCGACTTTCTAGTAGTTCTGACATTGTTTTCTCCTTATTTCAATCCAGCAAGTTTTTGAATACTAATGATATTGTCACTAGCTTCTTGACTTACTCTACTAACTTGTGATTCTTTATTGCCTGTAATTGCTTTTGCCTCTGACTCTGTAAGAGTAGCCTTCTTCTTCGCTGGAGTCTTCCCGTCAATAACTGCCGGTATGTACTTGTCAAATGCTTTTTGTAATCCATCTGTCTGTACATTTTCCAGTAAGTCTACCATAATCTCACGCTGGTCCTTGCTCAAAGGTCCAGTAAGTTCGTGCATTACTTTTTCTCTCTTAGCCGCATCATTAATCTTATTGATTTCTGCGTCTTTACTCTCGACGATTTTCTTGCTTTCTTCAGCTTCAGCTTTAGCATCTGCAATAGCTTTGTCTTTCAACTCAACTACTTTCATTAACTTCGCTGTTTCTGATTTCTCATTCAAGTATGAATTAGCATACTCTCCTGCGAAAGTTTCGAAAATTTTGCGACCAAAATCGTTTCTACGTGCTGAATCAATATCTTCTTTGAGCTGTGAAATTTCTTTATTAAGATTTTTACTAACTCCTTCGGATACAATTTTTGCACTCTTCTCAACAAAAGACTTACGTACTTTTGCGAGATGTTCCTTAGCTTCTCTAATTAACTTAACTTTAGTTTCAGCAAGGTCTTTTTTATCTTCGTGGAACTCTGCTATTTCTTTAGCTAGAGCCTCTACAACAAATTCCTCTAGTTTGCCAAACTTGTCTGACATTACTTTTTGGTCTTCGTGTAACTCACCCACTTCCTTTTTAAGTTGCTCAAATACAAAACTTTTTAGCACACCTGCGTTTTCACGCATAGCAACGGCATATTTTGCTCTTGCTTCTGCTAATTGTTTTCTATCTTCTGCAAACTCGGAAATTTCTTCGCTTAACTTTTCAGTTACCATTTTGTCGATTGCTTCAACCATAGTAGCCTTGTCGTGTTCGTACTTTTGTGCGAACTCTTCGCGAAGTTCGGCAGTAACGTTCAGTTTGTTTTCAGCAATCTGATCGTCCCATGCTTTTTGGATGTCGGCTCTGATCTCTTCAGAAATTGCATTGTTTTCAAAGAGTGATTTCAGTGCTTCCAACATAATGTTTTCTCCTTATTACTGGAGGCCTTTGATTATATTAATCAAAGATTCCTTCAAATAGTTTTGTGCCTTGGCGTCGCCTTGAACTTCACGTGCTATTCTAAGTGCCTGATACCCCCCACGGGCATTTAATAAATGCTCGTAAATTGGTGTTGGGTAGGCACCTGGAGCACTGGGTTGAGCAACTACGTCGACCGTGATAATCTCGTAATCACTAACTTGTCCGGAACCGTCTTCTGTAACGTTTCCGCTCCCACGTGATGAGACACCTAGTTTGACTCCGCTTTCCAGCATTGTTTTAACTAGGTTGCCCATCGGCGTAGGTAATACTTTAAGTTTCCCGTAACCGTTTGGTCCATCCATCCACATTTCTGTGATCATATGGCTCACACGGTCTAAGTTTATGTTAAGTCCTTCAGGATGATCTACTTCTCCTAGAACACTATATCCACCACTAATTTGATCATTGAGTGTTTCGACAGCTCTACCTATCTCGGTAACAGGGTAAACACGTTGGTTTGCATTACGCACACCACCTTGGATACAAATACCTTTCATGTAAAGGTCTTTGCCCCCTTTATCGTTTTCAGTAGTCTCGATGACCATCTTAGCTTGGTCGAACGATAAGTTCTCAGTTAAGTTTAACATTCTTTAAACTCCTTAACAATTAGGAACCGATAGTTGATTTCTTATTATCAGCACCTTCGCCTGCGCCTTTTTTCTCAGCGCCGTGGCCTTTTGGCATAGCTGACATTGACTTACTTGCTTTACCACCTGGAACATTCACGTTTCCTGCTGAATCTTCTTTTGGTGACTCTGCTTTTCCACCAGTTTCTTCGCCACCTTTGACGATGTTACTAGCATCTCCGCCCATGTCGTTTTTACCAGCTACTGTAGACTTTTTGTTGTCAGCCGCATCGTTGTTTGATGGAGCACTTACTTTCGTTACATACTCTCTCATTAACTCTGCACTAGACTGAGCTACTTTAGTTTCCATTGCTGGTTGTTCTATGTCAAGCTCGGCTTCCGGAGCAACTTCAATTGCTTCGTCTTCCTTCTCTTCATCACCTTCGTCGTCCATGTCATCCATGTCGCCTTTGTCTTCGTCACCCATGTCGTCATCTTTTTTATCTGACATCATTGAGTCAAACTCAGCTTTAAGGTCATCAAGAGCATCTTCTAAGTCAACAACTCTGTCTTCCATATCTTTGTCGTCAGCATCGTCGTCGTCTTCTTTGTCTTCACCGTCATCTTCGATGTCAGCGATCATGTCATCAGCGGCATCGCCACCCATTTTCATGTCTGCATCTGCTTCTGGTGTAATTACATCTTCGAAGTCTTCGTTAGCTTTTTCATCAGTAGCTTCTGCATCAGCTTCTTCTACTTTATCTTCAGCTTTTTCGTCAGTTTTTTCTTCGACTTTGTCTTCGTCTTTAGCATCAGCTTTTTCTTCAACTTTGTCGTCAGCATCTTCTTTTGATGCTTCGTCAACTGCTTCGTCGTCAGCTTTTGCTTCTTTTTCGTCAACTTTTTCGTCCTCAGATTTAGAAGCTTCGTCAACTTCTACGTCTGCAACATCGTCTTCGATTAATTGTTCGTAAATTGAACGAGATTTTTCTACAACTATTTCATGAAATAGCTCTTCAGCTCCCGCTTTGTCTTCTGCGATTAACTTTTCTAGCATCGCTTCAAATTTAGATTGATTTGCCATTGTTTTCTCCTCTCCTGTTGTTTAGATGGTAAGGCTGTCACTTGTATTTACACTTTTAGAGGAAATATGCGTAGATATACGCCAAAAATCGCCTATTTTACATTATGATTATAGAATCTGTAAGCGATTTTTGAATTCTGCTATCGTTATGTGTTCTAGGTTGATTAATTGCTGTAAATTGTCTGGGCAATAATCGTCCAAGTTCACTACTACACGTATATATCTCTTTTGTGGATTTTTCTGTATCACTATGCCAGTTTGTCTGGCCCAGTTGCCGTGGTATGTTGCTGGGTCGCTTGATTTTTTATAGTTTTCGCTGTCAGCATATATGTTGTTGAGCAGTCCACCCGATCCTTCAAAGTCAAATCCAAGTATGTAAATTGGGTCATTTTGATGTGCATGAGGATTTGCTGGATCACCATAAGTTGCTAACCATAGTGCTGTTGGTCCGCTACTCCAACCCTGTGGCTCCGCAAAGAAGTTTAGCTTGTTCATTTTATCAAATACTTTGTTGGGATTGGTCCAAACTTCGTGTGTGTACTGCCATTTGTGCCTATCTATTTCTGCAATCATCTTTGTGTCTACAGCAACCAGATAGTCAGGATCAAATGTCCTATAAACCGCATTACAGGCATATATCTTACCGTGGTCTTTAAGTTTGTGTAAGTCTATGTGTTGTCTTGATTTGCCATTACCTATTATAAAGGCTGTGGTCATTTAATTCTCCGTAAAGCTCTATGCCGGTTCGGCGTTAGCGGCTAGTCCGTACATTTGACGAACAAAGTGCAATTCCTTTTCCTGCTCTTCTTTATGTAGTTCTGATGCTTTACGAATTTTGTTGATTTGGCGTAAGTTTAATCTTGTTTTACGTGTGTCATCTTTTGTGACAATAGAGTGGTCGTAGTCAGGGTCATAACCTTTTTTCTCTACAGGCTCTAAAGTGTCTTTGTCAAAATAAAATAGTTCACGTAACTGCATAATACTATTTATACTCCTGCTGGTGGTGTTGCCCCGCCCCCAGGTGCTCCTCCGCCTGTGGCTGTGTCTGGTGGTGTTGCTGATCCGCCATCAACTGGTGCAGGTTCATCTCCTCCGGCAACGTCTTCACCGGCTCCTGCTCCTCCTAAGTCAGCACCAATACCTGCGGCACTAATACCTCCGCCACGTAATTCACCTGCGGCATCTGTTGGTGGAGGAGTAATGTTTTCATCATTTTCTTCTCTCCACAGTCTTTCGTTTTCAGCAAGTTCTTCTTCAGTCATGCCTAAGAAACGTTTCAATGCAAATCTATTAGATATGTAAGGTATAGCACTCATTTGTGTATAAGTTGGTACCCTTGCATTGTCAATTTCACTTTGTCTGTAAGCCGCAAAGTTTTGTGGTGGTTGGAATTTTAGATCAAACATAGCTGTATCTATGTTGATTCCTTTTTCTAAAAGATAACGTTTAAATTCTTGATCAAATTCTTCTACAACTAAATTTTGTAATCTTTCACAGTAAGTATTGAATCTTAGTTCCTGTATATAAGCTGTACCAACCCTACCATCTTGGAACTGTGTTGCTCCGTCATCTGGTCCTGTTGGCAAATAACTACTTGGTATACGTAAACCTCTAACAAGTTTGTTTGTAAAGTATTTTAGATCGTCAATTTCACCTAAGTTTGTACCACCTGGTAATGTTTCTACTTTAGATCCTCTACCTTCTGCTGTTTGTGGGAAGAAGTAATCTTCATTGA